GATCCTTTCACCTTTGGCGGCTCTGGTGATTGTTAGTCGTGGAAGTCAGTGAGTTCAGAATAGAGCGTATGGAGAAGGCTTTAGACAAAGTGTGCGAAGCCGTTAGTCAAATTGCTGTAGTTGACGAAAGACTCTTATCGTTATTCAGCAGAATGGAGCGTTTTGAGAAGCGTCTTGACGAGCAAGAAGATAAAGTTATTGAGTTGTCAGAAGATGTTATTCTTAACTCAAAGCTAATAAAGACCAGCGAAAGATTCTTTTGGATAGGTGTCAGTGCTGTGGCATCGTTTATTGTTTACATGGTGCGCTAATGCTTGAGCTATTGGTCGGCCCAGTCACATCGCTGCTTGATAAGTTTATCCCTGATGCTGATGAAAGGAATAGGCTTGCCCATGAAATATCTACGATGGCTGAAAGACACGCTCAAGAGTTGGCTAAGGCCCAGATTGCGGTTAACAAAGAAGAAGCTAAAAGCTCTTCGCTCTTTGTGTCTGGCTGGCGTCCAGCGGTTGGGTGGGTGTGTGTTAGCGGAATGGCATTTAATTTTATCTGCGTCCCTCTTGGGAATTTTACCCTTACTCTATCTGGTGTGGATGTTTTTTTGCCAGCCTTGGATTTGAGCCAAATGATGCCAGTGCTTATGGGTATGCTGGGCTTAGGAGCCATGCGCTCTTTTGAGAAAGCCAAAGGCTGCGCGAGGGATAAGTAATGTCTTATAATCCAGACTGGGAACCCATAAGAAATAAGCTAATGAATGCTTATGCTGATGCATGGGCAGGGTTATTTCAAGACGCTGTAAATACGGCTTATGGTACTCAGAACGCATCTATTGATACGAGCTATCAACCCGGATTTCTAGCGAGTCTTTACGCTTCTGGAGATATTGACGCTCAAACACTTGCGTACTACATTGATTACGTAGATCCGCAAGGAAACCTATTTATGGGTGTCCTTAAGCAAATGGGTGTTTACGACGATTTTGCTAAGGAACTAACAGACACCAAATGGGTTGAGAATATAGAATATATTGTAGACATCTGCGAGAGCGAAGAGGGTTGCTCAAGTGATCCCGGAATGCAGCGAGTTTACGACAAGTGGATTGTCTCTGGTCAGCCTACTACTAAAGATGGTATGATTTCAGATGACGACTACGATAAGTACATTTTAGTACCTAATACCGAAAACGACATAAGGAACATATTAAGAAACGAAGGATATAACGAAGAAGATATAGACGAGCTAATAAATTCTATTGTTGATAACGACGATTTCTACGGCAGTACTGTATTAGCTAATGTTCTTCGTGATTTAGGATACTATGAAGCAGGAAACAAGTGGGACGTTAGCCCTGTCGCTGGCTCCCCCTGTACCGCAGACGACGGGACTATAGGAGCCTATAACGATAGCGCCGAATGTATCAGTAAAGGCATAGGGAGCGAAGGCGATCCTTGTGGATACAGACAAGAAGGACAGAAGGACGCTTCAGGAAACTGTGTAGGAGGCGAGGAAAACTGTGACAACCCTACTTACGCAGCAGACTATGTAGAGGATTGTTCAGAGTTTGGTGTTTGTGAAGATGGTACACTTAAGACTGACGAAGACGGTACTAACTGCTCTGAATATGTAGAACCTTTAACCGAGGAAGAGAAGCTTGTTCGTGACTACGGCCAAGAGGCTGTAGATAAAGCTAAGGAAATATACAACGGTGTCGAAGACTGGGTAGAGGGGACTATAGAAGACCCCATGGGTGCTATTAAAGGTATCCTAGATCAAGTATACTCAGGGATGTCCGAAGAGTGTAAAGAGAGTAACACAAACAAACCTGATGACTGGTGGAAGGACTGTACTAACTTAAGTGTCCTTGGGCAGATCCCCGGATTACCTATACCTCTGCCACCCGGAACCATTGATGTAAACACAACGGTACGTGACCTAGAGGATGCCGCTAAAGAAGCAGGGAAGACTCTAGAAGACATATTCAACCCTACCTGTACAGGGACTCCTGCGGAGATTCAGGAGTGTGAGAACAGGACAATTAGTGACATCATTGGTGACTGGGCCTCTGATGTTTGGGATAGTATTAAGGGTGCTTGGGAAGACCTAGAGGACAAGACTGAAGAAGGTCTCTTAAACATCTTAATAGACTCTGGCTACAACATACTCAGTGGTTGGATCTTTACACAAATTAAGGACGCTGTTAGTACTGAGAACCCTTTAGCCTTTGTTCCCTTAGAAAACTGTGTTGACCAAGCTTGGCTAGAGCAGGCTTCTCCTGAGCAGAAAGCACTGTGTAACGATGTAGTTAACTGTGAAGAACAGGGGTTAACTGGCGGATACGTTAGAAACATAGACTTATGTGGCCCTCCAGTAAACGGCTATTGTGAAGATGGTGTCACGATCAAGGATAACGCAGAAGGCACCAACTGTGAAGAATACTCAGAGTTTGGATTCTGTGAAGACAATACTACAAAGAAGGTTGATGAATTAGGCACCAATTGTGAAGAGTATGCAGAGTTTGGTCTATGTGCAGANGGTACAAAGAAGGTTGATGAACTAGGAACTAACTGTGAAGAGTATGCAGAGTTTGGATTCTGTGAAGACGAAAGCACAAAGAAGGTTGATGCAGAAGGTACTAACTGCTCTGAGTATACAGAACCCTTTGATTGTTCCTCTGTTGATCGTAAGCCTCCTGAGAGTGGCGAGGATGCGACTTCAGCAAACGACTGTGGCTCATGTATAGATACTTCTTTAGAGCCTAACAATGCAGGTGTCTGTGAAGAACCGGGGATTTCTCAAGAAGAACAAGACTGTCTAGATAAAGGGCGCGTCTGGAACGACGTAACTGAAACTTGTGAAGACAACTGCAAAAACACACAACACGTAGTAGACCCTGAGACAGGCGAGTGTGGTCCACCACCTTTTGTAAACCCCGGACCTGATGAAGCAACCTGTACAAGCCGTGGTAAGTCTTTTGTCCCTGCCGATGAAACAGCAGGAACCCCTAGTTCATGTGGTGACTGTGTAGAGGAGGGTTGGACACATGAAGGCGTAGGTACAAACTGTGTAGATCCTGATCCAGATCCTAACAACTGTGAAGCTGCTGGTAAAACCCTTAACGAGGACAAGACTTGTGGCCCTTGTGTTAAAGCAGACTGGAACCCCGTAGGCGCTAACGGTGAGTGTGTAGCTCCTGTAGAATGCTGGGATGGATCTACGAAGCCTACAGAGGCGGAGTGTCCAGAGAAGGTCTGTGACGAGAGTAGCTTCCAAGAAGAAGTAGTAGAAACAACTACAATCCCTTATGGGCAAGGACAGCCACGAGTACAGGCTCCTACGTATACGGAAGTTAACGGGGTATGTACTAAGACCACCTATGAAGTTATTGTTGCAGATCCTACACAAGCAGACTGCGAAGCCGAAGGTAAAGTCTTGGGCGAAGGTAGAGAAAGTAAGACTTGTGTTGAACCTACTCCCTGTACTAACGGAGCAACATTAGAAAGTGGGTGTGAGCAATGTGAAGACGGCAGTGTACCTTCTGATTATGAAGGGGGCAAGTGTGGCGGTAAACTTATTGTCACTCCTGAAACATGCGGACCTGAAACATTTACAGCAGAGCGTACAGTAGAAGCATCCGTAGGATCAGGGGAAGTAAAAGATCCTACTGTTGAGTACATGGTAGAAAACGGAGAGTGTACTAAAGTAACTATAGTATACGTGGCTGGCCCTGTGATACCTCCCGGACCTCCGGGTACAAACTGTGCTGACGGTACTTCGCCTTCTGAGGGTGAAGAATGCGTAGACTGCCCTGCTGGTTCAATGTATTTAACTTCCTCTACTTTACAAGGGTGTGTCCCCGGACAACAACCTTGCCCCAATGGCGGCGTTAGAGATTCTGACGGTAATTGCCCTCCGGGTGTGTGTGACGGTGAAATCACTGCAGATAACGCAGAGGAATGTGGTAAGAAGTTGTGTAATGGAACATATATAGACATAGAGCTCCCTTGCGTTCCTGTTGTTCCTCCTCCTCCAGAGGGTTGTGAGGACCCCACAGAGGCAGACTTTGGTAAAGGTGCTGGTTGTGAGCAGCCCTGTCCTGATAACGCTGACATAGGGATTAGTGATGCTCTCTGTGGTGACACGACTGTAACCACCTGTCTAGATGACACAGCAAGCAATTTCAACGAAGAAGGCCCTTGTGTCTATGGGCCTATAGAAGAGACTTGTGAAAACGGAGCTACAGATTACCCTGAATGTACTCAATGTGTTGACGGTAGCTTACCTGACGCAAACCTAGGGTGCGGTGGAAACGATACTTGTGACAACGGTGCTACTGACTGGCCTCTGTGTTCAGAGTGTCCTGACGGCACACCAACAGATCCGGATACTCCTTGTAGTGGTGGCCCTGACTGCACTGATCCTGACTATGCCGCAGCTAACCCTGAAGAGTGTACTCCGGGTCCTGAGTGTGTTGACTGTACGTGTCCCGAGTATGCCGCAGCTAACCCTGAGGAATGCTTACCTTCTCCTCCTCCCCCTCCTGAGGGTGGCGGTGGTGGTGGTGGCGCAGGCGGCCAAGAAAAGCGAGAGCCTATTGAATTTGGTATCTCGGCTGACCCTGAGCTTCTTGCGAGAAAACAGTTTCCTATAACCGACTACTTAAGTGGCTTATTTACAGGTAACCGATAATATGACATACTTAGAATTAGTAAATAATGTCCTTAGAAGGATACGAGAAGAAGAGGTTACTTCGGTATCCTCTAACACCTATAGTAAGATGATAGGTGACTTAGTTAACGACGCTAAAGAAACTGTAGAGGCTGCTCACGACTGGGCAGCACTTAGGTACACCTTGAATATTAATACTACAGCAGGTATATTTAACTATGTACTTACAGGGAGCAAGAATACGCCTAAGGCTCTTACAGTCATTAACGATACTACTAATGTTTTTATGGAGTACCGTAGTTCTGCATGGTTTGACAACAAATACCTTGTACAAGAACCCGTCTCAGGTGCGCCTCAGTATTACACGTACAACGGTGTTGACTCCAACGGAGATACCCAGATAGATATATACCCCAAGCCTGACAAGGTTTACGACATACAGTTTAACGCTGTAATCAGAGGTAACATTATAGACGAGAACGGGGTAGTTATTAGGCCTTACCTCTTGACTAACGACGGGGACAATCTATTGCTTCCTCCGATGCCTGTTATACACCAAGCAGTAGCCTTAGCAACTCGTGAAAGAGGCGAGGCAGGCGGAACTACGGCCCTTGAATACTTCGCGTTAGCCTCTAAATACTTAAGTGACGCGATTGCCTTAGATGCACAAAAGCACCCTTATGAAACCGACTGGTATACCCCATAGGAGTTAGCGTATGTCTGAACCACTCCAGAGTATAAACCTAGTCGCTCCTGCGTTCAAAGGTATTAACACAGAGGACTCTCCGTTACAGCAGGACCCTTCGTTTGCTGATGTAGCAGATAATGCTGTCATTGACAAACGGGGACGTATTGCTGCACGTAAAGGTAACAGTGTTTTAACCACAGATGCTTCTTTGTTAGGTACTGACTATGTGCACCACCAGATGCACTACTTCTTTGATGACGCAGGTAACTCAAAGTTATTTAGCACAGGTAACTCTAAGATACTTTCAGGCACAACTACGTTAGTTGATGAGACGCCCTCTGGTTACACCATCGGTAACAACAATTGGAAGATGGTAAACTTTAACAACGCTGCTTACTTCTTTCAAAGAGGACAAGAACCTTTAATCTATACAAACACAGGCGGCTTAGAGACATTCGGAGACTACACCGGTGTTTCTACAAATGTTAAGTTTTATTGCCACGAAGCTTTAGCAGCCTTTGGTAGGCTCTGGATAGTTAATAACTCCTCAGATACTCAGACTATTTACTGGTCTGACTTGCTTATAGGTACGGATTTTACAGGAGGTTCCTCGGGGTCTATTAACCTATCTAAAGCATGGCCCGACGGTTTTGACGAAGTAAGGGCCTTAGCTGCTCACAACAACTTTCTGATAGTCTTTGGTAACCACAGCATCATAGTATTTAAAGATGCCCAGAGTCCTGCTATAATGTCTATATCAGATACCGTAGCGGGTGTTGGTTGTGACTGTCGTAACTCTGTGCAGTACACAGGAACCGATGTGGTATTCTTGTCTACCAACGGATTAAAGAGTTTTAAGAGGACGATACAAGAAAAGTCTATGCCTATGGGCGACTTGAGCTTAAATATTAAGACAGAGTTCCTACAGGCGGTAGAGGAAAGGACAGCGCCTACAAATTCTATTTATAGTCCTGAGAACTCTTTCTACCTAATAGCGTTTCCAGATCAGAACACAACATACTGCTTTGACTTAAAAGGTAGCCTAGAGAACGGAGCCTATAGAGTCACTAGATGGCCCTCAGTATCTTTTGAGTCTTTTGAGAGAAAGAAAGACGGCACTGTATACATAGGATCTAGTGGGGGGGTAGGAGAGTACAGCGGCTACTCTGATAATGGAAATTCGTATCGCTTTAGATACTATAGCCCCGGACTAACCTTTGGTGACCCGTCGAAGCTTAAGATACTTAAAAAACTAAGGCCCACCATTGTTGGTGCTAATAGCGCCACGGTGTTTATTAAGTGGGCTTATGACCTAGGTACTAACTTTAGAACACAAGAGTACACCGTAGGTAATCAACAGCCCTCTTTCTATGGAATATCTGAGTTTAATATAGGTGAGTTCACAGGTGGTGAGCTTGCCTCTAGGAGGCCTGTAAACACAACAGGCGACGGTACCGTTATAACCATTGGGTTGGAATCAGACATTAATGGTTTTCCTTTGTCTCTTCAAGAAATTAACGTACTAGCACTTATAGGTAAAACATTATGAGCAATTATACAGTAACGACGGACTTTGCAGCCAAGGACTCTCTGCAATCAGGTGATCCTGCAAAGATCATCCGTGGCTCAGAGTTTACCACAGAGTTTACAAACATAGCAACCGCTATTACATCTAAAGCCAACACAGCCAGTCCTACGTTTACTGGGTTAGTCACGGCTTCTACTTTAACAGTCACAGGGACGCTTACAGCGGGTTTGATTGACGGAGGAAGTTACTAATGGGTTTCTTATCAGATATATTAGGTGGAACAGCAGATGAGTTCTACAGTGCGCTACCTCCAGAAATTAGGAACCTCTACGGAACCTACGGTGAAGATGGGCAGTACGTCTCAGGCATTCCCCAGTTAACTGCGCCTGATATGACGTTCCAGCCCTTCACTGTAACTACAGGGGGCTTAGGCAATATAGCCACAGCAGCAGATGGGAGTACAACATTTAACCTGAGTGAATCTCAGCGGGCTATGCAGGATCAACTCTTAGGTGGTGCCTCGGACTTCTATAGGAACGCAATGCAGGACACCGCTGGTAGAGAGACAGATATATACGACCGTCTCAGGGCTACCCAGAGGCCTGAGGAAATGCAGCAACAATTAGACTTAGAGGAACGCCTGCTTGCCCAAGGTAGAGGTGGTGTATCCACTAATCAATACGGAGGTACGCCAGAGCAACTTTCGTTAAACATGGCGAGAGAAAGAGCCAAGAATGAAGCAATGTTTGGAGCCATGAGTCAAGCCCAGCAAGAGCAGATGCAGCAGGCCAACTTAGGTGGTATGTTCCAGCAACAAGGCTATGCTCCACAGGCTAACTTAATGAATGCCTTAAGTGCAGGTATGCCCGTTGCTGATATGGCTGACGTGGCACGTAGGCAGCAAGGGGAGTACGATCTACAAGCTCAGTTGGCTAACCTTCAGGCAGACATGGGATCTAGGACAGGTCTTGCTGATCTGTACTCAGGACTCTTTAGTAGCGCCACAGGAGCCTTGGGTTCTGCTGGTGGGACATTACTTGACTTTATCTTAAACAGATAAACGGAGGACTAACATGGCTCAATATCCAAACATAGGCGGTATGCTAACTAGCGCAGGCGCAAGGCAAGGACAGCAGCTTGGGGGTGCCTTCACGGGTTTAACTCAAAATTTAATGAAGCCTGTAGACAGCATGATTGCCCGTAAAAAACAAGAGGGTGCAGCAAAAGAAGTCCAAGATTTCCTAGCGGCTAACAAAGATGACCCTGCTGCCTTGAATGCTGAGGCTGCACGTTATGCTTCCATGGGTAACGATGCTGTAGCTAGGGTGTTTACTGAGGCTGCTCAGGCTGCTGTAGACAGAAAGAGTAAGGCTGCTGGTGTAAAGGCAGCTCAAGGAAGTGTCGCTGCTATGGCGTCAAACGATCCTAAACAGCTCCGCGCTCAAGCCGAAAGACTCGCTAGGATTCCCGGTAAGGAGAAGGAGGCGTTAGAGTTATTGAAGACTGCTCAAACTATAGAGGATACTCAAAACACTGGAAGAACGAGTAGAGGAAGACAAGGCGGTTTAACTGCTATTACTCAAGCATCATCTAAGCTACATAACGCTAGGCTTACCAAAGACGCCAAGGCTGTTCAGGAAGCTGCCGCAGAGCTAAAGGAAGCTAAAGGATCTGTCGTAGCTTTAGGAGGCACAGCGGAAGAAATTAGACAGGCTGAAGAAGCTGGTAAGGTTAAGAAACCTGAGAAGCCTAATAAACTAGAGAAAGTAACTAAAGAGATTGTAGAGAATGGAGTAGTAAACACTTATACTATCTTCTACGACCCATCAACAGGTACAGAAGTCAATCGTGTATTGGTAGGCGAGTCTGAACCTGAGAAAGGTAATAGAGAAGGTGACGGGAGAACACAGTTTACTGCGGGTGAGCTTAGGCTTATTGACGATAACAACACTCTAACATACAAAGCTAATCAAAGAGAACAAGAGACCCAAAGACTTCTTGATGAGGCTATAGAATTTAAAGAAGCAGGTACTTTAGGTATTGGAGGTGTTTTAGGGCAGGTAAGAGACTTTGCTATTCAGGACATTGCAGGATTAGGAACAGCCGTAGACATCCATAAAGCTAAACTTAATGAGGTTCAGTTTCAGCGGGCTGTCGCGCTTCTTCCTCCGGGTCCTGCATCTGACAAAGACGTTGCACTAGCTTTGAACTCATCTATCAACCCTAAAAACTTAAATGCAGAACAGCGTGTTTCTTATCTACGAGGCATATCTAAACTAGCAAAGATAGAGGCAGAATATTATAGAGGAAAACAAGAGTGGATTACAGCAACAGAAGATCCTACGGCAATGGGTTACGAGAAGCAAGCCAAAGTTGACATGAACTCTAACTACGTTGAGGGCCTGAGGACAGAGAATCCAGAAGTTACAGCACTGCTAGATGAGGATTTAGCACTTGCGGCAGAGTATGCTGCTAACGGTCAGCAGGAACTAGCGGAGGCTGTTTTGGTGTCTGCTAGAGAACAAGACACTATAGGATACTTTGATGCTATAGAGTCTCGTTTTAGTGCTGAGGAAGACTTAGCGGAGTATAAACAAAAGAAGGGCTACACGTTTTAGGAGATTTAAATGTCTAATGCACTTTTGAACCAAGGTAACAGGGTTTCACAGGATAGGGAAATTTATACTGACCCGTCCAGTGTGCTGTCTGAGGACGTTATAGCTGAAAGGAACGCTAGATATTCTAACGCCTATAATAACGACAGTAAAACAAAAGAAGAGCTAGAGGTAGAAGAAGCTGCTTGGTCTTCCGATGACTCTTTAGCTTCCGCCCAAAGGTTCTTCTCTAGTGCAGCCTTAGGATGGGGTGACGAGATGGGCCTGTGGACAGCGGCGGCAGCGGCTTCTGTAGCAACTGGAGTACCTATCTCTGAAGTCTATGCTGATATGCGTAAAACTTACGATGCTAAACAGGATGCATTTAAAGAGAGACAGCCCGGAGCAGCGCTGGCTGCTGACGTAGCGGGTTCTATAGCATCACCTGTAAATGCCCTGAGAGTCGCGCAAGCAGCTACAAATCTCGGGCGTGGGGCGCAAACAGTAGGCCGCGTAGCTACTGAAGGAGCCGTGTACGGCGCGGGAGAGGCCAAGGAGGGAGAAAGGCTCTCTGGCGCTGCTACAGGAGCAGGCGGTGGTTTATTGGCCTACGGTGCTCTCAGAGGAGCCGCTAAGGGTGTAGGGACGGGAGTTAACGCATTAACATCTCGGAAGGTTGCAAAGCCTTTAGTTAATGAAGCTGGGGAGTTCGTGCCGTTAACTTTGGCTGCTGAAGGAGATGGGGTAGTAGAGTCTACGATACAGAGATTTTACAAAGGTGTTATAGCGCCTGTTTCAGGAAATATAAAGAAACAGGAAGAAGCTATAATAGGATCATCAGAAGAACTTAAAGAAGGTCTTACTAAGTTTGCTAAACAGGTAGACGAAGGCCTTGAGATAGCTACCAAGAAGGCTGATAACGATATAAAGCTTGCTTCTGATGCTTTAAAAGAGACAGGTGAAGAACTAAAGAAGATAAGGACAAAACAGAGTAACGATACTATAGCCCCTTTAAACGAGAAGTTAAAAGTCCTTAAGAATACCAAAGCAAACCAGTATGTAGCTAGGGCTACTCAGCAAGCGACACAGAATCAAAATGCTCGTAGGTCTGTCTTTAGAGACCAAGCGTTTGCTTCTGCCATGCCTGCTAAAGCTTCAGCGGATGATATACAGCGCATAGGATCTATAGAAGACATTGGGCAGAGGATCAGAGCATTAGACAAGATGTGGGCCAAGGATGGTTACTCTATGATAAAGGGTAAGAAGATTAGGGTCCCTGCAAATCAGTTTGCTAAAGATATTTCAGAGGGCATACTAGAAGATCCTGTGTTTAAAGTACTAGCCCCTGACATTGGTAGCAGCTTTAAGAAGAATGTGCTAAAGACGTTAGAGAGTGTGGATAAGTTTAGAGACAAAAGTGGCAGGATAGACGGCGATGCTTTAGCAACCATTAGGTCTAGCTTAGGTACTTGGGCTTCTGCGTCTAGCGACTATCAACTATCTCGTGCTTACCGAATGGTACAGAGTAAGTTAGACGATGTAATCAAGAAGCAGCTTACGGGCGATCAACTTAAGGCCTTTAATAAAGAGTCTGGTAACTGGAAGTCTACTATTCTTCTTAGGGATGCTGTGGAAAGCACTAGAAGAGGCGAGTTTGATGAGACCGACTGGATCAAAGCAGCAGGCAAGAACAGCAAGTACGACAAAAGATACGGCACAGGGCCTTTAGTGGCTCAAGCTCGTGCTTTAGAATCATCTCTTGGTACTGCGTCTAAATCACTGGCGAAGAGAGCAACAAACTTAGCCAAGGCTCAAGCTAACATGATTGAGAAAGAGATAGCCTCGCACAAAAACGCCTTAGATAAGAGCCTAAAGGAGACTGAGAAGAGCATTGTAAAGAAGCAGAAGCAACTAGCTTACTCTCCAGAGGCTCAAGAAGAGTTAGCAACCTTGATGATGAAGGAGAATAAACTACAGCAAGAAATAAAAGTAGTAGATGCTGAACTAAAGAAGATGAGTAATATGCGAGGGCCGCAGAATCCTTCTTGGTTCCATAGTTTAGCTGCATTAGGTTTATTGGGCGGTTCTTTAATAAGTGGAACATTCCCCGCCTTAGTAGCCGCAGCAGGCACAGGAGTAGCTTTGTCTACTAAGCCTGTACAGAAGGCTATAGCTGGCCAAACAGCAGCGCAAGAGGCTCTACAGGGTATGCTTAAAGCTGATGCTACAGGCGCAACTACAGACATCTTAAGTCGCTCCTTAGGAAGGGTAGGTGGAGAGGGTATGTTTACTCAGTAAAAGAAAGGGGACCCTAAGGCCCCCTTGGTTTACTCTAGATTTCACAGTTGTTCCCAACGCAGGCTAATGTTTGACTACCTTCAGTCATATCACTGGCCTCCTCTATGTCCCAACTAAAGTCCTTAGGGAAATCTTTGGACAACCTTTGGTACTCCTTAGCATCTATGGCCTCGTAAGGGGCCTGTTGGTAGTTATGGTCTGAGTAAGGTAAGAAGCTAATGCCACTGATCTTATCAAACTTGTTGTACAACCATTGACCTACCTCAAGGAACTCAGAGTCACGGTAGTAGCAAGTCATGGACGGCTTATGCTCACACCAGTAGTCCTGATATATCTCCCACAACTCTAGCTGCTCCATGGCACCCATCTCTGAGGCCAACACAGCGCACTCAGGAGCCTCCATAGGGAAACTGAATACCTTCGTATTGGGTGACATCACATCGTCCTCCACAGGGACTCCTGCGGCCTCTAAGATGGCACACAGGGGGTCATCAGAGGAACCTCGGACACGCCTTATGTAGTGCCGTGAGAATCGTGGGTGAATGCCCGAAGCAGAATCCACAAGCTGACTAACAGTACCACTGGGCTTAACAGCAGTAATAGCAGTAGAAGCATTAATCCCAAGTCGATCAGCGTGTGCCTTATTCGTAGCCACAGCTTCCTCACGTAGTGCCTTAAGCCACTTCTTAAGTTTACCACTATCTTCCCTCCCTGACAACACTGGGTGATCCATGATGCCTGTTAAAGACACACCTAATAGGGCCTCCTCTTTTGTGTTAGTCTCCCAGATCTTCCTAAGGTACCTGAAGTTCGTCAGCGTAGCTTGTAGAGTTCCAAGGATAGTCGCAACACGTACCTTTCGTTTGAGGTCTGACAAACTATCGGATGGCCTGACAACAACTTCTGATAAGTTACAGAATTGATAAGGTCTGAGGATAATCTCGGAACATGGATTAGTTCCAAAATCATAGGTAGCATCTCGTCGCTCGTTCTTTGCAGCTTGCTTTTGACTTGCGACTCTAGAGAACATTCCTCGTTCACCTGACCTTGACTCATATAAACTTGTCCACTCATTAAGGAAGGCCTCAAAGTCGGGCTTCTCTGTATAACACGCTGAGTTGTTTGCTAGCCCACGCTGGGGATTGTCTACCCACCACTGTCCTGACTTGGCTCGTCGGATTCTGTCGTCTGTAAGGTTACTGAGACCGATAAGGGCACTTCGCCTGACCCCTCCCACGACGACGATCTGTGCAATCTTACAGCATAAATCGTGGCACTCGACAGAACTGAGCCTACGTCCAGCAGCGGCCCGAAAGATGTCAACGGTGAACCGGAACAGATCTTCAAGAGGCTCTGGCCCAGACGCTCTACCTCCGAATGTCTTGAGGGGTGCACCCGAAGGCCGTACTCCAGAAACGTCCCACTTTGGAACTTGACCACTATAGAGCATAGCGATGAGTTCTCGGTACGCCTTGGCCCAACCAATTTTTGAGTCTGATACGTGTATGATACTGTCGGTTCCATGGAAGTCCTCTGCTACCTCGGGTAACTTATGTATGTACTGACGTTCTACTGAGAATCCCGCACCTGTGCCACACATAAGGACATACATGAGTTCATCAAACGCTTTAGGGTGATCTATGGGCATGTAAGAGCAGTTGAACCCTGCGACGTTATCACGGTCCAAGGCCTCCCCTGCGGTCATCAGTGCTCGCATGGAGGGCATTACCTCTAGGTTCTCAATGGCCTTCCTAGCCTCCTTAGCGTCAGCCTCAGGTAGCTTATCGCCCCAGTAGTCTACGTACCGCCCTACTGTTTCTTCCCAAGTCTCACGCCTCTGAAGCTCTGGTATGTAACGTGCGTACCTTGACTTGTGTATGTACTGTTGATATGCGTCCATCTATTCTTCTCCTCCGTACCCTAAAGTTTCTAACATAACTGATTGTGCTCCCATCGTTAACAGCATGTGCGTAGAATCTGGATAGCCATCATTGCTGACAACTTGCATCACCTTACTGTCACTGAAGATAACGATAGCTGTCTTGACTTCTATGCCTTCCTCTTCCATCTCATCTACTGCGTCAGCCAAAGACTGAAACAAGTCAGACGCCTTGACAGCCTCTTTGGTTTTACCGAACTCACCTTGAACTACCTTCATAAGTTTGCCTCAATCAGTCTCTCAAGATACCACTTAGCCTTACGAAGATCCTCCACTGGCTTGCCCTTATAGTCATAACGCCACGCATACTTCATCATATTACCCTTAAGATACCCTTTAAATTCTTCAGGTGACATGGATGCTTCGATGCCTTCGATAGCTTCTATTGCTCCTGTGTTGTAGTGTGCCGGGTTCTCAACAGGACACACAGGTTCTGGAACAACGTCTGATGGGTGGTACAACTTAGCTGCTACTGTGTCCCACTCTTTAGGTGACGCTGAATCAATTGAGTCACCGAAGGTATACTTAGGCTCGTCATCGTGTGGCAAGTTACGTTTACTCTTGGTTGTCATTCGTATTCCTCCTCATCCTCTACAGTTTCCCAGAACTTCTCTAGGCGGTTGATTAGTTTATCTTCAAACCTCTCTAGTATCTCCTCTGAGTTGATCTGTAGGGCCTCTAGTAGATCGTCTGGGTCATATAGCTTCAAGATACGTTCCTTAGTTTCCTCAAGAGTTAACATAGCTGACTAGCTCCTCTAGGGTATCCAGTGAGTACCACTTGATTCCGTGTTTCTCACACCACTGAGCCATTGTAAGCTTAGTACCCTTCCTGACTTTCTGATTAGGTTTCATTAGTACGAAGACTAACTCACGGTGGTCTGGTAAGCAGTTGACAATACTTTTGTATTTCTGCGTGTCTCCTTCCCTAAAGAAGCCTTTGCACTCCACCAAGACTCCCGAAGCGTGGACGAAATCTGGAGTGTATACCCTAGGAATGTTATACTGTACTTTCTCTGTTTCATAGGTGAATCCCTCGTGGTTTAATTGTGTGTTAACTGTGTTCTCAAACTCTGATCTAAAATTGCTTGAGGCTGATCTCTTCGACCTTCGGCTCATTGCGTACCTCTACCAAATAACGTGGACCTGAAGAATACTTGAAGGCTCTTAGAGAAGGCCAACAGGTTCCTTTGTATGAGCAGTATGAGCACCCTACGGCGAGTTTCTGGTTGCCACTCTTTCCATCTGCGATAGGCTGGTAGCAGACGTTGGGAGGTGTAGGTTGCTCCACTAGTTTTTTTACGCGTTCTATGTGCTCCTCTATGTCGTAGGAAATCTTGTCGTAACAAAAGTGTCCTGTGTCTTCAGAGTCATACATAAGGTACGTTAGGTGACCATTCTGTTTATCCATGGCTAACCACCCGAACTTTGTTTCTCCTTCGGAGTGTGCGTATCCTTTGATCTGAGCCACATATCCAAAAGGATCATCGTAAGCAAGGTTTCCATTCTTGAACTTCTTAAAGGCAAAAGAGGAAGTACTCTTAACGTCTGTGACAATGCCGTCAATCTTGCAGTCCATAGAACCTTTGATACCTGCGACCTCACACTTCTTTTGCTCATCTGTCACCTCATGCCCTGAGAGTCTAGTGAGAAATATCAGCATCTCTTCGATCAGGTGTCCGTACATAAACTTAACGTAGGTGTTACCTGTGAACTCCTCTTGATCCTGTGGATTATTAACAGCATTCCATAGGAACCTATCTGGGCGTCCTATGTTGGACATACGTAACTTACGATCATCACGCTCTTTGGTAAACANGGTTCGCATGAGGTCCTTACAGTGGACTCCAAACCTGTCTATCTCAGCATCTAAGGAGACACCNTCGGGCACCTCTTTNGAGACCATTAGGGCGTATATATCGTCCACTAATGTATCNACTGTCTTCATTTATAGTTCTCCATGGTTCCTATTTAAGTAATTAATAGCGGCATTCAGTACTTCTGTATCATCGTTGAACCCGCCTAGCGCCCTATTACATTTATGGCATAGCCAGCCCCTAAAAGTTTCTTGTTCGTGATCGTGGTCTAGTACCCAGCTTCCGTTCTTAGTGTTTCCTTTGCCTTTTACGTCCTCCTCTGATCCCTTGCAGATAGGGCAGTGATAGCCCTCCTCCGGCATACCGTGTTTCTCCCTAAGCTGTTTACGAACCTTTTGCATCTCGTAGTTACATTTGCGGCACTCAGCCCTGAGGTAGTTACCGCCTGAGGCCATGTTGTAAGCGTCCAGTGGTAGATACTGGTCACACTTTGAACACGCCTTTCCGTGGCCTGCGCCTAGATCCTCATGTTCAAAAAAGCACAGTTGATCCATCAGTGTGTTTCCTCCCACGTCTGTCCGACCTTGTACTCTCCGTCGAGGGGACACCTGAGGCTGTAGTGGATTCCTGCTGCTTTGAGGCATTCCACAGCCAGCCAGCCGAACTTTTGGGCTTCTTTGGTTGCAACTTCGGTTTGTACTTCGTCATGTATGTTCCCCACAAACTTATAATTAAGGTTCCATTGCTTGGCATAGTCATCTAAGATTACTAAGGCCTTCTTCATAACTATGGCTCCAGCGGCCTGTAAGAGTGTATTCAGTGCTGCGTGTTCTGACCTAACCCAAAGCTTTCTGCCGTCGAGTCCTTTGAGATGACCACGTTGAGCAGCGTTTCCAACTCGTTCTCGTAGAGCTTCAAGAGAAGGTGTATTTCGTAGAAACCTTTGCTTAAGTTTTCTACCGTCTCCTGAAGATCCTCCGACGATACTTCCGATTTTGGCGTCTCCTGCCCCGTAAAGGAAGGCATAGATAAAAGTCTTTGCTTGAGGTCTTGTGTCAAGCCCTGCTGCCAGTTGATTTCTGGTGTGAATATCTTCTTTAAGTAAGACATTAGTGAACTCCTCATCATCCATGTAGTGTGCCAACATGCGTAACTCAAGACCAGAGGCATCGAAGCCAACCAAGGATTTACCCTCTGGAACTGTCCAACAACTTCGGCACTCCTCGCCGTACACAGAGTTACTAGAGGGCACCTGAGCCATGTTAGGGTTCCTGTGAGTCATACGCCCAGTGATAGCACCGTTACTTATGACCCTACCGTGTACCCTACCGTCTTCCTCAGTGTGCTCTAGCCAACTCTTAACTTGGGCGTACCTCTTTTGCAGTAGAAGGTACTCCAGAACTTGTGCCGCCTCGGGTACATGCGAGTTTTCCTTGAGGGTTCTCTCGTCAACCATCGGCTTTCCTGTCGGAGTGACCTCCGTCCAGACTGCACCCTTAGTAGCAAGTCGGGTAGCAATCTGGTCTCGGGAGCCAACGTTGAATACCGTGACCTTATCCTTGAGTTGCTTCCCCGTCTTCTCTGAAACCCTCTGCTCAACGATAGGGGGGAAAGTATCTTGTAGTTCATCCTGTATGACATTCATACGCTCCTTAAAGATGCCTAAGAGGTCATAACACTTCCTCTGGTCCACAAGCCACCCGTTGCGCTCTTGATCCATGGTGCACCACGCGACCTGATGCTCTAGATCCTGAGACTCCTGAGAGAACCCTTGGAGTTCCTTGAGTAGCTTCTCGTGTACAGCCTGAGTGACCTCTACGTCCTGCATACAGTAGGTAATCATCTCCTCTGAGAGTTGGCTCCAGTCGCTATGGTCACCCTTAGGGAAACCTAAGGTGTTACCCCAGTTCCTAAGGGAGTGCCCACCGGACTTACTAGGGTCTGCTAACCTTGAGAGAACCAAGGTGTCAACGATAGAGTTCCTAGGGAAAGTAAAATTCCAAAGACGAGCCACCACAGGAACATCGAAACCAATGCCATTATGGAATACCCACTTAGCTTCACCCTTAGATGACACATAAGCATTAAAATCTTCTTCATTACAAATGACCTCCGTGACTCCGTTGTGTCTACAACAGGCGACCCAGATAACACTAGGGTTTAACCCATCGGTTTCTATGTCACAGTACACATAGTTGCTCAAAATTCTACCTCATCTCCTGTGGTAGGCTTAGGGACCTCTGACATTCTACCCGTGTCTAAGTCGTACTGAAGCCAACACGCGGGACCTGTCTGCCCACTGTAGCGATTCTTCAGTACCCTAACACTGGTGGTATTACGTATCTCAGGATCTTCGTTCTGTTGATCCCTCTCCATGCCTATGACCATATCGGACAACTGAGCGATACTCTGACTACCCCTGAGGTCCTGAAGGCTGATCTTACCACCGTCCTCATGGGCTGTACCTGACGTTCTACGGAGGTGTGACACTAGGAACAGGGTGATCCCAGTCTCAGCCACCAGAGAGCGTAGGCGCGTCATTATCTCATCAATGGCCTTCCGTTCATCTCCGTTCTCCTGAGAAGAAACAACGATGGATAGGTGGTCGAGGATGACGTATCGGCAATCCAAGGCCTTCGCCATATACCTGACTCGCGAGAGTAGATTATCGGCTGACGTTGACCCCCAGTGGTCAAATAGATAGTAGCGTCCTGTACCCATCGTTGCTTCCCAGAATGGTCTAAGCTCATCAATAGGTGTGTCTTCTTCCAAGTGTAGAGGCCTGTTCGCTGCCACCGACATGATTCCCAACGATGTACGTGCGACATCTTCTTCGAGTGCAAGTACACCAATGTTGGATTCAGTTCTTCGTAAGAGATCATACTCAAGCTCTCGTATGAACTGAGACTTTCCCATGCCAGAGCCGCTGGTGATAGTGACAAGCTCGTATGCTCTGTGTCCTCTCGTAATGTCATTTAATCCCTCCCAAGGATACGGGACACTCTTGACGTTCCTCTTATTAACCAAGGCCTCCCAAGTGTCCTGTCCTGAGACAATACCATCGGGCCTGTAGACCTTAGCGTCCCACCAGCAACGTATAAACTCACGTATCTGGTTAGCCTGTAGCATATCTGAGGCATCCTTCATAGGAAGCTCACACACCCTCAGCTTATTGGGACTAAAGAGGTCCTTAACTTTCTCTAGAGCTGCCTTACCTGCCTTATCTTGGTCTAAGCATAGGACAACCTGATCGTACCCCTCAAGCCACTCTAGTGCCTCCTTAATGTCCCCTTCAGCGTTACTAGCAGACTTGAGGCTCACTACGTCATACTTGTTATCAAACATCTCAGAGACGCTCATGGCGTCTAACTCGCCTTCAGTGATCGTGATAAACTTACCACGCCCACGACACGCTTGCTGCCCAAACAAACCTGTACCCTTGATATTCCCTGTAGCGTAGAACTCCTTGGGGTTCACGGTGCGTACCTTTGACGCCACCAGTTCACCCGTCTCGGGGTTATAGTAAGGGTAATAATGCTTCTCAATGGCACCGTTAGCATCGTAAGTCACCGTCACTTGGTATCGTTGACTGGTCTCCTTAGATAGCTTACGGTTGCCTATGGCAGCTACTATGCCGTCCATCTTAACTGAGGCTACTGCTTTGGGTACTACTTCAGTCACTTGTGTTTCTCCAGTTGAACCTTTGGTGTGGTAGCCACATGAGAAGCAATGCTCCCCACCGTCCGCATAGACGGCGAGGGCATCACTAGAGCCACAAGAGGGGCAACTCTCGTGGCGTAGGAACTTAGAAGTCGCCATTGTCGTCTTCAGAGTCCATCTCAGCTACCTCTAGGACCTTAACGGCCTCTAGGTAAGTACTCAAGCCGTGCACAGGGTGTGCTGGGCCTACTTTGTACTTAAGGCGCACCTTAGAGTTATACGGTACCTCACCGTTAAACGGATTACCCTCAGCATCTAAGACCTTAACGTCAAACTTAGAGGAGAACTTGCGTTGCTTTGCTCCCTCGTAGTCCTTGATCTTAACGCCTCGGGACGCCAGAGATTCTGCGTCATCCTCAGACATGGTGATAGTCATGGTGAACTTACCCGTCGTTTGACCCATATAAACATCATGTTGGGTTAAATTAGAGAAGTTAACGATACCTTCGATTACTTGAGCCATACTAACTTTCCTCATCTACTTTGATTTACCATCCATAGGATTCTATGGTGGTGGTTTAGACTTATAGTCTATACTAATATTATAACACAGTTTCTCTGTTTGTCCACCTCCTTTGGTAAAATTACCATTAAATTACTCTTTGTCTTGACCGAAGACATACGTTAGAACCCCTAGGAATATTAAGAAGGCTACTGTAGTAACCGAGATTTCAAAGTCTGTCATAACCTAGGCCTCGTCGTATATATCGTTAGTAGGCCCTAGGGCGCTCTTAATCGACGCATACGCCACGATAGAGAGCACGAGCAGTGCTAGGGGCGGGCGTAGGTCATCCGGATTCTTGGCGTTGTGCTTGATGTTGTGTTGATTGATGTGAATTCGCTTTATCATCGCAGTTGGACCTCCTCAAGGGACGGGAATACCATAAGTTCTTCCGGCTTCAGCGACCTGACAATGCGAAACTTCATTCTTGGGTTACGGATACACTCTTTCGCCGCGTATTCTACGGCATCCGATAAATTGTCAAAGTCAGCGTCAAATTTCCAGCCAAAAACATACTCGTCGCTGTGTTCCCCAAACCTGCACTCCACTGTGTATTCCATCATTCTTCGCCCTCCCTTGACGGAAAAAACATAACCTGTTCAACATCATGCACCTTGACAATGCGGTGCTCCATCTTAGGGTTGTTAGCCCTCTCTTTTGCGGCGTACTCAATGGCAGCGGTTAGACTGTTAAAGTCCTCGTCAACCGTCCAGTGGTCGTTGTAGCTCCTGTTCCTGTACTCCACTACGTATTTCATTCTTCGTCCTCCTGTAGTATACCCTCACGGTACAGCCTGTTGGCTACCTTGTCAACCATGTTGTACGCGTTATCATAGGCTAAACCGACAGCGCGTGACACTGGGTCATCCTTGGTGCCCATGGTGTTTAGGCCCCTAAGGTGGTACAGTTTCTTTTGTATGTCCCTCAGTTGGTGGTACGTCTCTAGTTGGTTCACACGAAATCCTCCAAAGGTGGGTACATCATGACTGTAACCTGCATAGTCACTCGATGTTCAAAGTCTCTATTAGCTAGTGCTTCACCAGTAGCGTAGCTCATTGCTTCACCTAGCGATTCAAACTCATCATCTAGTGTCCACGTAGGACGGCTAGCGTCCCTAAATTCTACTTGATATGTCATGATTCATCGTACCCCATAGCCCATTCATTTTCTGCGACCTCTTCGATCTCACGTTCCAGCTCGGGATGCATCTTGTCCACCTGCACCCGCTGCCCATCATAGAGCAAGTCTAGGATGATGATTTCATCTTCGCAAACGTCAACCCATGCGTGTACTTCGATGTAGCCACTGTCCAGCATCACTTCAATAACCATTCTCTTTCCTCCACTCGTCGTGTCCCAGTGCAATCTGTAGCAGTGCCGCGCTTTGCTTATATGCAAGGTAGCGACCGTCGTACCAGTCGCCTAGCTCAAAACCTTTATTGTGTCGCGCTAATCGGCAAGCCCTAGCGGCTTCGCTGCGCAGTGTGGTGTGTAATTCCTTAACCATGTCCATTTGCTTCCCTCCACATAATATCGACTTAGTATTCAATTTCGTTATCGAACTTTGTCACGCTCACTCCCAATGCTATTCCTACCGGCCTTCCTATTTCGCGGCACTCCCCATTGCTTTTAAGCCAGTGCTGAACCTTGCTTTTAACGTACTGCGGGGTGTCATCTGACCACTCATACTCGCCCCATGTTTCATGCAGAAAGTGCACTGAGGCTGGCTTGTTTTGGGGGGTGAATATGATCTTGTAGTCCCGCGAATTGTCACGATCCCAATAAAAGGCGGCCTCGCTTTCCACCTCCTGCAAGGCACCCCAGAACTGGTCTGCGGTAAACGGCCACTCTAGGCTAGTCGGCCCAGCTTCCACGTCAGACCCTTCTACTATTGATCCTAGCTCAACCGTGTCATGTTCTACCCGTATCCACGCCCCGCAGTCAGTGCCCTTATAAACAGATTTGGCCCATCCTGACGGCCCTTCTCGACATAGAATACCGTTTAAAAAGCTAGCCAGCTCTGGATTTACGTTTTCATTGTGCATCATGCTACTCCCGTCAAGTAAAATGCATATACCGCCATGTAGAACACGACGCCGTAGAAGACCACGAGACCAGCAAAGGCTAGACGCTCTCCGTCCTTAATGCTCATTTGGTTCGCCTCCGCAGCGGATATGGGGTTTCTGCTTAGGTAGAATATGTTCACAACTTAGGCTCCTTTGTTTAAGTTTAATTAATTACAGGTAATGGAATAGGGACTATATCACCTTAGGAGATGTGTTGTCCATAAGCCTATGTACCCTTAGTCTACTTAAGTTGTTACCTAAGTAGTATAATTAATAGTTAATACATAGAATACTAAGGTACCTTAGGATACTTAGGATACTTAGGAACCTTAGAATTCTTTGTATTCTTAGTATCCTTAGGTGCCTTAGAATCCTAAGGTGCCTTAGTATTCTTAGGTTAGTATATCATAGATTTTGTTTTCGTCAAAGGGAATTTCATTGGTAATATTACCATACCCTATGTCTTCTAAGGTGCCTATGGATACCCCTAGGCACGTTGAACATAAGTCAAAGTAATCACCAGAGGTGTCCTTTCTGATTGTCTCGTAATCCTCTAACAGTACGTCGCAAGCTTTACATTTCATCTTCTTTAGTCCTTCTTAGGTGTCCTTAAGTTGTCTTAGGAGGCCTTACTTGGCCCATGGTGCCATTGTTAGCAGGATTCCAGAGAATACCACAAGCCATATAAATGTGTCAAGCTCTGTTTGTGTCATATCTTAAGTGTCCTCATTTTAGTTGATTCCCATGATGTTAGACAGCGTTTGGCTACAACTTTACACGCTGAGATGTTAGCGGATACCCCTAATTCATCTGCAAACCATTCTAAAGCCCTTTCGGTTATCTCAAAGGGCCTGAGGTAATTCATTTCAACGGTGGGCATTAGACTAGCGACGCAATGCGCCATTTCATCTTCCGTTATATATCTTTTGTTTAACATATCTTAGGTGTCCTATACTGTTAATAATTTAAGGTGCCAACGTAGTATAACTGTATCCTGCGTTGTGTCATCATGTAAAGCTACAAATGTAATTATTTCACTTAATGTATTCATAACTTAGGCCTCCTCATATACGGGTTTAGCTTTAACAATACCTACACCCTTGTAATCTTCTCCGATGTACTCAAGATGCCACACTTTAACGGGGTACTTTCCCTGTTCCAGCTCTGTAGTGTCTACCCACTTTCGTAAAGCCTTGTATGCCGCGTTCAGCTCAGGGATAACAGACTCATAAGAATCATTGATGTAATCGCCTTGTGTGGTCGCCTGTGATGACTCAGAGCCTCGAAAGTATGACTCTCTAAATGTGTCGCTCATGGTGGCATTAAACTTATAGTTGCTGTACTTCACTGAAATTAATATGGCCATGACTTATGTTCCTTCTTAGGTTGTCTTAAGTGGCCTAAGGTACCCTAAGGTACCTAGGCTGTCAAGTGTTATTTAGAGTTATTCATAAATTCTTGTATAAGTAAAATTCCATCCATTAACTTTAATCATTTCTTGTTCATCGTGACAGAATGCCATAAAGGTACTGTCTAGGTCTGTCCCCGGCTCTACTGATAATAGCAGGTCACCGCCATCATAATCAGCCTGATAAAACTCCCAGCCCATCTCAGTACAGCAATTGTCTGTCTTAGGTAACATGGCGTTACTACGGTTGTAGGATTCTTTGAGTGTTCTTGTAATGTCTTCACTGGGCATGACTTAGGTTCCTTAGGTTGTCTTTAGTTGTTTACTTAACTTGAAACCATTGTACCGCAATCAACTTAAGATGCAACCCCTTTAGACTACTTTGGTAATATTTACATAACTTAGATTTCTTTGGTGTCTTTAGTTGACTTAGGCTCCTTAGGTGTGCTATTCGCATGTGCGCGTGTGTATAAAGGCACAACGTGGGTATACCATTGGTCACCCTATGTCAACCCCCTAAGTACCCCTAGGAAGGTCCTTCTTTGGCTCACACATGTCAACTTATGTCAACGTGAATAATACCACATCTTTAGGTTGCACCCAAGGTGCGCCTCGTGTAGGCCTTAGGCTCCCATGGTTAACACGAATAGCAACCCATGTAAACGTAAATAATACCACAACCTTTGGCTTGACTTAGGTTGCCACTTGTGTTACCCATTGGCTCCTTTGGCTAACACAAGTAGGGCTGCCATGTCAACGTGAATAGTACCAATGTTAGCCCTTGACACCTCGGGTTAGCCGTGGTACCATTGGATTCCCGAGGCTATTTGGACACGGGGGACCGGGGTTGCGTCTGGATACCTATAGTTGTTCCTTCCTAGGCACAAAATAAGGTAAAATAAGGTAAAACTAGGGGAAACTAGGTGTAATGTTACCTAATGTAACCCTTTGGTACGCCTAAAGTTTACGTAAAGTAACACTAAAGACACCTAAGGAGCTAAAAGGCCACCAAAGAATCCTAAGAATCCTTAGTAGTGTGATTATTACCAAAGAAATACCTTGACATTTACTGTAAAATGTGGTATAATATACAGTATAATTTAAGAGAAACTTTAGATACGATCGCGCAACTTAAGTTGCACCTAAGTTAGCCTTAGTTACCCTTAGTTGAATACTTTAATAAATAATTTAAGGATAACTAAATAGGTTCACTTAGATCCCCTCTAAAGTTTACCCCTTTAGGAACTAGGGAATCCAAAGGGTTCATAGATTATAGGGGACTCAAGTGAAACATAAGACAACATAAGCCTACAGAGGATAACTTATGTCTACAGAAGGACCAGAGACAACTACCAAGGTGACACCTGAGATGGAGCCTAAGGTAGCACCTAAGAAGCGTGGGAGGCCCCCTAAGGCCACTACGGATCTAAAGAAGGTAGGGAATCGAGGTAAAGTAGGTAGGCCTAAGGGTGACGCTGGTATCATCAATGAGTATAAGTCTAGGATGCTCGCTAGTCCTAAGTCTAAGAAGGTACTAGAGGCTATCTTTGATGCAGCCTTGAACGATGACCATAAGAACCAAGGGGCAGCGTGGAAGCTAATAATGGATCGTATAGCCCCCACAGCAGCCTTTGAGAAAGATGTAATTAAGGATGGTGGTAGGAGTGCTATCCAGATTAACATTACAGGCGTGGGTTCTACCGAAGTGTCATCAGGTGACGTTATTGACGGAGATTCCGGTGAAGTACTTTAACATTGAAGAGTTTGACTGTCAAGAGACGGGAGAAAACGAAATGTCCCCGGTCTTCTTAGAAGTCTTAGATGACCTGAGGGACTTATGTGGTTTCCCCTTTGTCATCACGAGTGGATACAGAAGCCCTGAGCACTCCATAGAGGCTGCTAAGGCTTCTCCGGGAACCCATGCCCAAGGTATAGCGAGTGACATCAAGGTATCGTCAGGGTCACAGAAGCACACCTTGGTTAGACACGCAATGGCCCTAGGATTCAGTGGTATAGGCGTGGCTGACACGTTTATACACGTAGACCTCCGAGAAACTACGCCTGTTATGTGGACATACTAAGGAATCCTAATATGCTCTACACGAAGAACGTAAACTTAACAACAACCGCTGTTACAGAGATACTAAAGATACCTCAGGGGTACATAGGTCACTGGAACATGCTCTTTATTAGTAACCTACATAACTCCACCAACGACATTAGTATATTCATAGATAAAACACCAGACCCAGATGCCTACATCTTCCTAGAAAAGACTGTAGCATCTAAGGATTACCTCTTCTTTCCACCTTCGGGTAACGGGGTTATAGTAATACCTCCGGGAGAGACAATTAAGGCAAACGCAGGCTCCACAGGCAACGTAGAAGTTGTAGTAACCTTAGACCTTGTGTATGCACCTTTTACGTTTAACGGTATGAATCACTCTAACGCAACTTAAGGAAACTTAAATGTCTTTTGTTGTCATAGGTGCCGACTGGTGCCACGGATGCAAGGCAGTACGTAAGAAGTTAACAGCGTTAAACATGGACTATGATTATGTCCAGATACCTCCGGGTAAGCAAGGGTGGGACTTCGTAGAGAAGATTACAGGACGTAGGGCAGTACCAGCGGTCCTCTATAAGTTCAAGGACCTCAAAGAGTTCTATGGCTCCCTAGAAGGCCTAGGACTTCCTGAGAGGGAACTAACCGAAGATGAGATAGATGACATAGATGATTAACAAAAGCCCCCTAAGGAGCCTTAGGCTGTGACTGACCTTAATGTTCAACTACTCCCTTGGCAGACCAAGGTATTTGAGGATCCCACGAGATTCAAGGTAGTAGCTGCTGGCCGACGTACAGGGAAGTCTAGGTTAGCTGCGTGGATGCTAATTATCAACGCCCTACAGTCGGACAGGGGCCATGTATTCTACGTAGCGCCTACGCAGGGACAAGCTAGGGACATTATGTGGCAAACCCTCCTAGAGTTAGGTCACGATGTCATCACAGGTTCTCACATTAACAACCTACAACTTAAGTTAGTCAACGGAGCCACGATTACCCTTAAGGGAGCAGATAGGCCAGAGACGATGCGTGGTGTCTCCTTGAAGTTCCTAGTGATGGATGAGTACGCAGACATGAAGCCTGACGTATGGGAGCAGGTCTTAAGGCCAGCGCTGGCTGACCAGAAGGGACACGCGATGTTCATAGGAACTCCTATGGGTCGTAATCACTTCTACGAACTCTATAAGTATGCGGAGATGGGTGATGATGAGACGTACTCAGGGTGGCACTTCACAAGCTACGATAACCCACTACTCGACCCTGATGAAATTAACGTCGCGAAGAAATCAATGTCTTCTTACGCCTTTCGTCAGGAGTTCATGGCCTCCTTTGAGGCAGTTGGCTCAGAGATGTTTAAGGAAGATTGGATACACTACGGAGAAGCCCCTGAAGAAGGTGACTACTACATAGCCATTGACCTCGCAGGCTTTGAGGAGGTAGGTAAGAAGAGAACGAAGAGTTCTAAGTTAGATGAGACTGCAATTTCCGTAGTCAAGGTTGGAGACAACGGCGACTGGTACATTGATAACATAATTTACGGAAGGTGGACATTAGACGAAACGGCTGCTAAGATATTCCAAGCAGTCAGAGATTACCAGCCAGTGTCCGTAGGTATCGAAAGGGGTATAGCAAAGCAGGCTGTTATGTCACCCCTAATGGACCTCCAAAGGAAGTACGGTAAGTATTTTAGGGTAGAAGAGTTAACGCACGGGAACAAGAAGAAGACCGATAGGGTCATGTGGGCTTTACAGGGTAGATTTGAGAACGGCATCATAAGTTTAAATAAGGGCGAGTGGAACGCAAGATTCCTCGACCAGCTATTCCAATTTCCCGACCCGCTAACACATGACGACTTGGTTGACTCCTTGGCATACATAGATCAATTATCTGTGGTGCCTTACGGAATACATGAGTTCGTAGAAGACGAGCTTGAAATCTTAGACATTGTAGCGGGATATTAATATGAAAGATGACTTTTACAGCCCTGATCCACTCTTAGTCCAAGAGTCTTTGGAAGAGTGGGTAATGACTAAATGTGAAGACTGGAGAGATAACTACCAGAGTAACTACGAAGAGAAGTTTGACGAGTACTATAGACTCTGGAGGGGTATCTGGGACCCTGCGGATACTGAGCGTAAATCAGAACGCTCTAGAATCATATCCCCGGCTCTTCAGCAGGCCGTAGAATCCAATGTTGCTGAGATGGAAGAGGCTACGTTCGGACGAGGGAAGTTCTTTGACATCTCAGATAACTTAGGTGACACTGACTCTCAGGACGTACAGTACCTAAGAAACAAGCTTACAGAAGACTTTGAGAACACTAAGGTACGTAAGGCTGTCGCAGAGTGCTTAATTAACGCAGCAGTCTTTGGCACCGGGGTGGGTGAGATTATCCTAGAGGAAATTAAAGAGATGGCCCCGGCTACTCAACCCATCATGGACGGCCAGCTACAGGCAGTAGGCGTCAATATTACAGACAGGGTAGTGGTTAAGTTAAAGCCAGTAATGCCCCAGAACTTCCTCATTGACCCTGTAGCTACCTCTATTGAGGACGCCATGGGTGTTGCTATAGATGAGTTCGTAGGGAGCCACCTAGTAGAGAAACTACAGGAACAAGGGGTATACAGGGACGTATACGTAGGTACAGCGGCCTCTGACACTGACTTAGAGCCTGACCAAGACATTACAGTATATAGCGACGATAAGGTACGCTTAACGAAATACTACGGTTTAGTTCCTAGGCACATGTTAGATGAAGCAACGGACGACGAAGACCTAGAAGACCTAGATGTTTCTGAGGGTTCTAAAGAAGGTTATGTAGAGGCCATTGTTGTCATAGCTAACGGAGGTGTCCTCCTGAAAGCCGAGGCTAACCCTTACATGATGCAAGACAGGCCTGTAGTGGCTTTCCCTTGGGACGTAGTACCCTCTATGTTCTGGGGCCGAGGGGTCTGTGAGAAAGGTTACAACAGTCAGAAAGCCTTGGATACTGAGCTACGCGCACGTATTGACGCTTTAGCGTTGACGATTCATCCGATGTTAGCCATTGACGCTACTAGGTTCCCACGAGGAGCCAAACCTGAAATACGTCCCGGCAAAACAATTTTAACCAATGGAGATCCGCGTGAAGTACTACAACCGTTTAACTTTGGTCAAGTGGGTCAAATTACGTTTGCCCAAGCAGCCTCCTTGCAACAGATGGTCCAACAGGCTACTGGAGCAGTTGACTCAGCAGGACTCTCTGGTGCTGTTAATGGTGAAGCTACTGCCGCTGGCATCTCTATGTCTCTTGGCGCTATTATTAAACGTCATAAGCGCACCTTGATTAACTTCCAACAATCGTTCCTAATCCCCTTCGTTAAGAAAGCTGCCTATAGGTACATGCAGTTTGACCCTGAGAACTACCCTGTGAAGGACTATAAGTTTAACGCAACATCAACCTTAGGTATTATTGCTCGTGAGTACGAGGTTACACAATTGGTGCAACTCTTGCAGACTATGAAGCAGGACAGCCCTATTTACCCTGTGTTAATCCAGAGCATCATAGATAACATGAACCTGAGTAACAGGGAAGAACTCATAGCCTCCATGCAGCAAGCACAGCAGCCTAATCCTGAGGCACAACAGGCAGCACAGGCTACACAACAGGCTCAGTTAGCCTTCCAAGAGTCTCAGACAGCCGCACTAGCAGCACAAGCTGCTGAGTCTCAAGCGAGAGCACAGAAGTACACTGTAGAGGCTCAGTTGGCCCCTCAGGAGCTTGAGATTGAGAAGATTGAGGCTATAACTAGGAATATCAAAGAAGGTGACGCTGACGATAAAGCCTTCAAACAACGCCTAGAGATAGCTAATGTAGCCCTAAAAGAGAAACAAATTAACAACCAAGGAAACCAACGTAATGCTAATGACACAACAAGACCTCAAGAATCTAATCAACCAAGTCAACGAAGCGTTCAAAGGACAGTTCAACCGCCTAGGGAAAACAGAGGAGCGCCTAGAGGCCCTAGAGGCCCAAATGTCGGACCTACTCCAACAGGCCCCCAAGGCCCCTCAGAAGGCCCCCAGAGCGCCTAGGAAGGCTTCTAAGGAGACTTAAGCATGGCTAAAGAGAAAGACCCACGATTAGCACGAGCAGGCGTCTCAGGGTACAACAAGCCTAAGAGGACGCCTAGTCACCCAACGAAGTCTCACGTAGTTGTAGCCAAGGAAGGCGATAAGGTTAAGACCATCAGGTTTGGACAACAGGGAGTCTCAGGCGACAAGAAGCCCACGGCTCGTCAGAAGTCCTTTAAGGCTAGACACGCAAAGAATATAGCCAAGGGCAAAATGTCTGCGGCATATTGGGCTAATAAGGAGAAATGGTGATGGCAGGACTCTACGATAACATTCATGCTAAACGTAAGCGTATTAAAGCAGGAAGCAAGGAGAAGATGAGAGCCAAGGGCGCTAAAGGAGCACCGACAGCTAAGAACTTTAAACAAGCAGCTAAAACAGCAAAGAGAGGAAAACGATAATGCCTAAAGTTAACGGTAAGTCCTACCCATACACCAAAGCTGGTAAAGCAGCAGCAAAGAAGGCCAAAGCAGGCTCTAGCTGCTCCAAAGGTAAGAAACGTAAATAATACCAAAGAAAACACTTGACATTTACCTCAAAATATGTTATAATATACAGTATAGTAAAACATGAAGGAACTAAGGCAATATGGAACCTGAATTAGAGAAGTACTTCAATGTATACTTTGACCTCTTCAACACCGAGGGTTGGAAGCAACTCACGGAAGAGTTTAGAAACAACGGTAACGTGATAAACTCTGTAGAGTCAACCAAAGATGTTGATGATATGTACTTTAGGAAGGGACAACTCAATGTCATAGCCCACCTAGTAAACTTTGAAGCCTCTGTAGAGCAAGCTCACACAGAAGCCAAAGAATCCAATGAAGATGATTAAAGTATACGATTTTAAGTGTACCGAAGGTCACTACTTTGAAGAATTTGTAGACTCTGATACTACAACCAGTAGGTGCGGTTGTGGTGCCAATGCTACAAGGGTCGCTTCTGCAACACCATGCGTACTTGAAGGTGCCTCTGGGGATTTCCCCGGACGGCACATGAAGTGGGTACGAGAACATGAGCAAGCAGGGCGTAAATAAACTCCACAACCGTTAGGCGGAGAAGGTTAATAATATGGCACGAGCACAACTCGTAGACGAGCGTTCGGAAGAAGAACTTAACGACGACAACGTAGATACACTAGAAGCACCAGAGGATACTACTGAGTCTCCTGAAGAGGAGGTAGCTCAAGAGGAACCTAGCTTACCAGAGAAGTATCAGAACAAGTCCTTGCAAGAGGTAGTTCAGATGCACCAAGAGGCTGAGAAGCTCCTAGGTAAACAAAGCTCTGAAGTTGGTGAACTACGTGGTGTTGTTGACGACTACATCCAGACACAACTCAAACAACAAGCACCTGTACAACAGCAAGAAGAAGACGACACTGACTTCTTTGTTGATCCACAGGCCGCAGTTAATAGGGCAATTGAGAACCACCCTAAGATACAAGAAGCTAATCAAGTCACTCAGAGGTATCGTAAAGAAACCGCATTGGCTGAACTTTCTAAGAAGCATCCAGAGATGGATTCTATTTTAAAAGACGCTAACTTTGCTGAGTGGATTAAAAGCTCTAAAATTAGGACTCAATTATTTGTACAAGCAGATCAGGCTTACGATTACGACGCCGCTGATGAACTCTTGTCTCTTTGGAAAGAGAGAGCCTCTGTCGCACAACAGACAGTAGCAGTTGAGAAGCAAGCCCGTAAGCAACAAGTTAAGTCTGCAAGCACAGGTAACGCCCGAGGAACAGGCCAAACTCAACGTAAGAAACAATATCGTCGTGCTGATATTATTAAACTTATGAAGACCGACCCAGATCGTTATGCAGCTTTGTCAGAAGAAATCTTTCAAGCTTACGCCGAGGGTCGTGTTAAGTAGCCTAATCTAAAGGAGATTTATTATGGCGACTCAAACTTATCCCGGTACAGTAGGCGGTGGCTCCATTGTCAATAAGACAGCCGCAGCAACATTCATCCCTGAAATCTGGAGCGACGAAGTAATTGCCGCATACCAGAAGAACCTGAAGATGTCACCTCTCGTAAAGAGAATGTCAATGACAGGTAAGAAGGGCGACAAGATCCATGTCCCTAAGCCTATCCGTGGCGCTGCATCTGCTAAAGTTGCTGACACCGCAGTTAACATTCAGGCGAACGTAGAGCAAGAATTGCAGATTGAAATCAATCGTCACTTCGAGTACTCGCGTTTTATTGAGGACATCGTAGAAGTACAGGCACTTAACAGCCTGCGACAGTTCTACACAGAAGACGCTGGTTACCAGTTGGCTCTGACGGTTGACACTGACCTGATGAACTGCGGTACTGGTTTTGGTGACGGAACGCTAGACCTCGCTGCTCCTACTGGTGCAGATTGGGCTAACAGCAACAGCTACTACTTTAACGCTGCTACTGGTCTGGATCTCTTTGTTGCTGGCACTACGGCAACTGGCGATAACTTTACTGACCTCGGTTTCCGTGAAGCTATCAAGATCCTTGACGACGCTAACGTACCAATGGAAGATCGTTGCTTGATCATCCCACCTGCTGCTCGTAAGACAGTAATGGGAATTGAGCGTTACGTATCTAGCGACTTCCGTGATGACCGTACTGTTAAGTCTGGTCTGATTGGTAATGTCTACGGTGTTGATGTTTACGTATCTAGTAACTGTCCTACGCTTGAGACTAACGTCCGTGGCTGTATGTTCTTCCACAAGGATGCTATCATCCACGCCGAGCAGATGAACGTCCGTTCACAGACTCAGTACAAGCAAGAGTACTTGTCTACTCTGTACACCGCTGACACCCTCTATGGTGTTCAAGTGTATCGTCCTGAAGCTGGTTTAATCCTAGCTGTATTTGACGAGTAAGACCCTTAGCCCCTTCGGGGGCTTTTCCTTTTCTTGTTTGCTTTGAGGATAGCTTATGCCTATTTATAGGGGTGATGGAGGTTCAGGTGATTCGTCTACGGACGCCTATGCTTCACAGATTGCCCAGTACGCACAGACAGCTACCGAGAAAGCAAACGAAGCTTCGGCCAGTGCAACAGCGGCTGCTAATAGCGCCTCTGCTGCTGCTGGTTCGGAGTCTGGGGTAGCGGCTGATGCTGCTGCTGCCAACACAGCAAAACTTGCGGCTCAGGCTGCACAGGCTGCTGCCGAGACTGCTGAGACCGGTGCAGAGACAGCCGAGACTAACGCAGGCACACAGGCCACGGCTGCTGCTGGAAGCGCAACTGCTGCTGCCTCTAGTGCAACNTCAGC